TTAGAGTTCCGCATTCCATTTAATAACTACCACTCTTGCATCGCGGCGCAGGATCAAATTCACGCCGCGATCTATCAAAATTACCGCGACATTCATTCAAGTTGTGTTGAGACAGATGTCGCATCTAAATCAATCAGGCCCAAGTTGCGGCCTAAACATCTGGAAAAGGACAAGTGAAATGCACATTAGTGATTTAAAAACTATCATTACGCCTGACCATGCAAAGGCGCTGCTGGCTAAGAACATAGCCAATCGGAAATTGTCTGAGCAAACTTATGGTCAATACAAGCGCGACATAATCAATGGTGACTGGCAGCTTAATGGCGAGACCATCAAGATTGCTGAAGATGGTGAGCTTATCGATGGTCAACATCGTCTGACTGCCTGCTTGATGGCCAATCGTCCGATTGAATGCATATTGGTGGAGGGGCTTCCCAATACTGTTAAGCAAAGCATCGATAACGGCAAGAAGCGAACTTTCGCAGATCGTGCGGCGATGATGGGTATCAAGAACGGAAAGCGAAAAGCAAGCACCGTAAACTTTCTGTCAATGCTGGCGCAAAACAAAGATCGCAAAAACTCAAGCCTAACACATTCGGAAATTCTTGAGGTTTTGGAAAACCATCCAATGATCGATGAGAGCGTTGATGTGGCTATGAACTGCTACCCACGGATAGCAAGCTGGATAGCTGCATTACATTATGTTGCCAGCTTCCAAGGTAAAGTAACCGAAGCAAATGCAATGGTTCAGGCATGGCGTGATGGACAGAAAACGTATGAGGACGATGCTGTAGTTTTTTGTCGTGAATGGTTGCGGAAGGATGACATGAAGAACCCTCGCTTGAAGGCTTCAGCGCAGTACAAAATCGATCTGATTTTAAACTCGTACAATAAGTTTATTCGTAAAATTCCCATGACAAATACAAAGTTCAAGGAAGGTTACAATACCGTTTCTGGCTGGGACATGGATACCATGTTTCCGACAAATTCAAATTATAGGGAGAAGTAAAATGAGAAACATGGATGAAATTTTAGATGAGGTGTTCGCCCTCGTATTTGGAAAGGATTGGTAATGGCTATCAATTTAAAATCACTGTCGAAGCCCACCGGGCAACGGCCAGTCATCGCCACACTCTTCGGTGAAGGCGGCATGGGCAAGACCACACTGGCAGCTATGTTTCCGAAGCCTGTCTTTGTTCGTACTGAAGATGGCACAGCCAGCTTGCAGGGCAATGAGAATGTCAGCCTGTTTCCTCTGGCAGCATCAAGCAAAGATGTCTTCGACGCCATTGAGGTTCTGGCAACAGAAAAGCATGAGTTCAAAACCCTTGTGATCGACAGTATCACGCAGTTGGCCACGATGATTGAGAGCGAAATTGTCGCTGCCGATCCCAAGGCCAAGTCGATCAACCAAGCGGGTGGTGGCTACGGCGCAGGCTATGGCACAGCATCTGAAGTGCATCGTCAGGTTCGTGACTGGGCTGGTAGCCTTGCCTATGAGACTGGCATGAATGTTGTGTTCATTGGTCACGCAGATACCGAAACTTTGGACCTGCCTGACATGGACCCATACGCACGTTATTGTGTACGGATGCACAAGAAGAGCATCCCGCACTATACGGACAATGTCGATCTGGTTGGACTGATCCGCCTGAAGACATTTACACGCGGCGATGGCGATAAGAAACGCGCCATCTCTACAGGTGAGCGTGAGATCCTGTGCTTTCCACAGGCATCATCAGTCACCAAAAATCGGTTCAATATTACTGAGCCACTGCCGTTCACGTTTGACGGCGGCAACCCATTCCAACAATTTGTAGCAGAGTAGGAGAAACTCAAATGGATCTTAACGGATTTAACGCAATGGCTGTTGAGCCACAAACATCATACGAACCAATGCCAGCCGATTGGTACAAATGTGTGATTACTCAAACTGAAGAAAAGCCAAATAAAAAACAGACTGGCACTTACCTTCAGTTGGACATCGAAGTGATCGAAGGAAACTTTGCTGGCCGCAAAATCTTTGAGCGCCTGAATTTGAACAACCCAAATTCTGTGGCTGTTGAGATTGCCCAACGCGCACTGTCCAGCATTTGCCGTGCGATTGATGTGCCAAATCCAAAGAACAGCTCTGAGCTTTTGGACAAGCCACTGATGGTCAAAGTTGCGGTTAAGCCTGCTTACGGCGAGTACAGTGCCTCTAACGAGGTGAAGGGTTATGATGCTGCGGGTGCGACTGCTTCGGCTCCTGTGGAGATTCCTGTGGCTGCTGCGGCGGCAAATGGTTCTGCCACACCACCTTGGAAGCGATAGTTCTATTCTATGATGGGGCGGCTAGTCTGCCCCATTTAATGAATAGAAGGAGAGTACGATGCTTGAATTTATGGTCACCAGTTTTTGTGTGCAAATTGCGCTTAGTTATTTGGGGATAATATAATGAACCTTGAGCCATACGCCACGCCTGAAACTGTTGAGGCGATTTATCAACACTACAAAGACAAGCGCAAGAATGAGCATCGGCCTCATCTTGGGGGTAGCCAGATTGGCAACCCGTGCAGCCGCGCTTTGTGGTATCAATTCAGACATGCTTGGACGCCCAACTTTGACGGGCGTCTTTTGCGTTTGTTCGAGACTGGTGACCGGGAAGAGGATCGCGTTGTTGCGAACCTTCGAGCGGTTGGCGTGACGGTCTGGGAGCGAGATCCAGATACTGGCAAACAGGTCAGGTTCGAGGCTTGCGGAGGTCACTTTGCACTGAGCTTGGACGGCGTTGGTGAGGGGTTTAAAGAAAGCAGCAAGCCACACACTCTTGAGTTCAAGACGATGAACGATAAGAATTTCAAGACCACAAAGAACATGGGCGTTCAGAAGTCTAAGCCGATCTACTGGGCGCAATGCCAGATTGGTATGCACTTAGCTGGTATGGAACGCTGCTACTTTTTGGCTGTGAATAAAAATACAGATGAGATTTACGGCGAGAGGATCAAGCTGGACAAGGCAGAAGCCAAGCTGTTGGTCAGCAAGGCAGAGAGCATTGTGTATTCTGCGCTGCCTCCTGCGAAGCTGCATGAAGATCCTAGCAATTGGCAGTGCAAGTTCTGTCCTTACTGGGCGGTGTGCCACGGGTGCAAGATTCCAGAGGTGAGCTGTCGGACGTGCAGCCATGTGACGCCTGAGAAGGATGGGACGTGGAGCTGCGCGAAGGGCAAGCCTGTCGTGACCTGTGATGAGCATTTGTACATTCCCCAGATCATGCCGAAAGATTTCGAGGTGGTGGACGCCGGGGATGATTTTGTCGAATATGAAGATCAAGATACAGGCGAGGTTATCCGAAACAAGGGTAACAGCCGTGAGATTTTTGCCGGGAGGATGCAAACATGAACCGCGAAGAATTAGGAGAAATAGTTGCGATTATGTTGAATGTTATGCCGCGCAACATCACAGACAAAGAAATCGCCATCATTATGATAAATTTCATTGTCCAGAAAAAACGCGCCAATCACTGGCCGATCATCAATGCTGAGATCGAAGCTGGTCTGGTTGAGTATTTAATTTCGCAGGTTGAAGATGAAATTAGCAAGCACGGGATAAGCAAAGCCGTGCAAGACGCGGATGATTTTCTGGGGAGGATTATCAATGACGTTTGAACTTCGAGATTATCAAAAAGAAGCTGTCGATGGCCTGTACAATTACTGGGCTGGCAAGGCTGGGGACAATCCCCTGATTGTTGCTCCGACTGGATCTGGCAAGACTGCGATCATCGCGCAGATCATCATGGACGCCATGAGCTTCTCCGGCACACGGGTCTTGGTTGTGACGCATGTGAAAGAGCTTCTGGAGCAAGGCGCAAGTGGACTGCTGAAGCTGTATCCAGAGGCTGATTTTGGCATGTACAGCGCGGGTTTGAAGCAGAAGGTTCTAGACCGCCCGATCACGTTTGCAGGCATCCAGAGCGTCTGGGAGAGGGCGTATGACATTGTCCCAGCCCCTGACTTGGTTTTGATCGATGAGGCGCACTTACTGCCTAAGAACAGCGAGACACGATACAACAGGTTCATCACTGATCTGAAGGTATGCAATCCTCTGATGAAGGTGGTTGGATTGACGGCTACGCCGTACCGATTGGACACGGGATACTTGCATAAGGGCGAAGGTGCGATCTTTGACGGGATCGCCCATGACATACCTGTGGCCATGCTTATGGAGCAAGGTTACTTGTCCCCGGTCATCTCAAAGGGTGGCGTGAGGCAGATTGATTTGACAGGTGTTGGCAAGCGTGGGGGCGAGTTTATCGAAAGCCAACTTGCGACTGCTGCGTCTGATCCAGAGTTGGTTGCTGCTACTGTCGAAGAGATCATCGATCTTGGGTCTGATCGAAAGAGCTGGCTGGTGTTCAGCAGCGGGGTCAACCACGCGAATATGTTGGCGGATGAGTTCGAGGATCACGGCATCGATGTGGGCGTTGTCACGGGTTCAGACAGTGGGGCTGTGCGCGAAAAGACCATTGCCGACTTCAAAAGTGGAAAGCTGCGCTGCTTGATCAATGTGAACGTGCTGACCACTGGGTTCGATCATCCAGAGGTGGATCTGGTTGCGCTTATTCGAGCTACGGCATCGACTGGCCTGTACGTTCAGATGGTAGGGCGCGGGACACGAATCGCTGATGGTAAGGAAAATTGCCTGATTTTGGATTACGGGCAGAACGTCGAGCGTCACGGGTTCATCGATCAGGTGAAGCCCAAAGATAAAATGTCGGGTGGTGATGGTGAGGCTCCTGCCAAGCAGTGCAGTAAATGCCAGACAATGGTTCATGCGGCCTGTCAGATCTGCCCTGAGTGCGGGTTTGAGTTTCCTGCCCCGACACTCAACCACAGCTCAAGCAGCTATCGTGGGGCCATGCTATCGTCACAGGTGCAGGCTGAGTGGGTTGATGTGGATAACGTGAGCTATCGGCGGCATAAGAAGGAAGGCAAGCCAGACAGCATTCGAGTGACATACAGCTATGGCTTTTTTGAAGAGGTATCGGAGTGGCTCTGCCCTGATCACGGGGGCTATGCAGCGGGACGGTATCAGGCTCGAAAGTCATTGCTGGGAGCGGATGCCAACACAACGGATGACGCCTTGGATGAGGCAAGGGATTGGGTCCAGCCAAGCCGTGTTAGGGTGAAGCCATCCAGCCA